GCCTTGTCTTCCGCCTCGCGCTTTTCGCGCATCAGCTTGTCGTACTCTTCCTGGGAAATAGGCATCGAATTGCCCTCCACGTTGTTGATTGAGCCATTCTCGTCTGTGGCCAGGCTGAACGCCACGCGCCGGTCCGCGACCAAAGGATCGCGGCCCATGTATGCGGTGAGGTCCGCCAATGTATTCACTGCCGGGAGGGCCGACCCCAGCAGCGCGACTCCGCTCATCACGAAGTCATAAACTTTTCCGCCGTGCTTGACGTCGAAGTCAAGTTCGATGGACACCTTATTGTATCGTTTCGCCTTGATGGCGTCGTACACGATTTTGGGCAGCTCGGAGAAGTGCGCCATCAGCTTCGGCTTGCCGTCCTGCCCGTTGGCCACCCAGAGTTTGGTCACTCGGCCGAGGGCCGGCAGGCCGTCGGTCAACGGCTGCTTATCGTCGTGCCCGAGCTTCAGTGGCACCTGGTGGACCTTCGCAAAGTGGTCGAAGTTCGCCACCATCGACTCCAGGTCCTTGAGCGAAAACGGGTAGCCGTTCCACTTACCGGGGGCGAACACCTCGGCATCAAGCTCGTAGGTCGCCTTGCCCTTGAACTCGGCGTGCAGGGCCTCGACCAGTGCGTCGTCGAGCTGCTCGCGCGTCATGCCTTCACTGATATTCAGGGCAGCGAGCTGCGCGTTCGCCTTTTGCTCCGACGGGTGGCAGCCCATCTCTTTGCCGTCCGCCTCTTTGACGACGCACCACTGGTCGCCCTTTTGAGTGACTTTGTATGGCATCAGCCGAAGCCCTCCTGTGGTTGATTCTTCACGGCCCAGGTATTCGCGGCCACGTTGTCGTCTTGCGTCACCGCCACGAGCAGCGACCGACAGTTAAAGTGGTTGGGCGGGCGCAGCGAGTCCCACTGCGCCGCGTCCTTCGGCGCGACGTACGGGCGGCCGTCGGGGGAGTCTTCGCCGCCGAGCTCTCGGCAAATTGGCGTCGTGCGTCCGTCGAGGATCGCGCTATACTCCAAGTCCGTGACATAGCCGCCAGTCGCGTCAGAGGTGAACATCGAATACCGCGCTTCGTTCATTGCGTCGAAGACGTTGGTGCGGATGACCGTGTCCAGGCGGGCCGACGGGTTTTGCACCTGAAGCGCCTCGCCCAGGGCGTCGGCGGCCTCTTGCGCGTCGATCATGCCCTTCGCGGCAAACTGCGCGTAGACGTCTTGTTTGACCTGTTCGAAGGACTTGCTGTATTTAATGCCATTGATAAGAATCTGCTGGATCAGCTTCAGCGCGTCGCCCGACAGGTTGCCGGCCATCGTAAACGCCTTGGCGTCGAGGTACTTCGCGGCGATGTCCCCGACAGACGCGAACTCGGCAAAGTGGTCCTTCGAAAACTTCGGCGTCTTTGACGCCATCTTGAGCTCGTTCTCAGCGTGCATCGTGCCGATGTCCCACCCGTCTTTTAACGACTGACGTGACCCTTTCTTTAGGTCACTCATCACGGCCTTCGGCACAGTGAGCTTTGTCACGGCCTTCGGATCGGTCAACAGATCTCCGCCAGCGGCGGCCTGGTCCAGTACGCCATTGATAAACTTACCGATAGAGTGCGCAAGCCGCGCGGTCCCGGTCATAACGCCCGACTCGGCCGAGCGGTCAATGGCAGAGAACTGCACGCGGCGCACGGCCCGGTCGAAGCGCGCGCGATTGTATTCGATGACCGCCACGCCCTGACCGATGACCGTCTCCTGAACATCGGCGGCCGTCGCCGGAGGCTCATTGCCATCAGGCTGTCCCTTCGGCGGGGCGTTCGGGTCCGGCGGCGCGTTCGGGTCTGTCTGCCCAGGCGTGCCGGGCGGCTGCCCCGGGGCCGCGGGCGGAGGCGCGGCCTTTTTGATGGGCTCGCCCTTGTCCGGCAGACTGAGCATCTCGCGCCAATACTCTTCGTCCGTGTCCGTGGGAATGACCGCGCCGGAAGAGACAAAGTTGTCCCAGATACTCGCCACGGCGTCGAGCATCGTCACCGAGAGCGGACGGAACCGGAACATTGGGTAAAGTCCGTCGCCGAAGTTGTAGTCGCCGAGTTCCTTGACGAGCTGTTCGTTGATCGTCTCTTCCAGGTCGCGCGCCTCGGCATTCAGCATCCACAGAAATGCCTCGAGCTGCGTCTTCGACTGCGCGTAGGCCCCGGTACTTCCCTGCTCACTGAGGCCGAGCAAGTTGGGCATGAGCAGGGCCTTGGCGATTGCCTGGTTATTCCGCGCCTCGGCCTTGTCAAACGCCTCCGTCGACGTGGGCTGCTCGACGTTGAGCTCGACGTCCTTCGGCATCAAGATGCCGGTCTTCGTATTGATGGAGCTCAGGATGCTCTTCAGCGCCTTGTAGTCGGCGCTCCCCTTTGTGATATTTGCCGCGCCGGTCGGCTTGGCCCAGACGAAGCCGCCGGCCAGGCGCTCGAGGTAGATGTTGCGGAGCTTGAGCGTCACATCCTTCGAGTACCAGGCCCGATAGGCCTCGCGCAGCTCGGTCTGTCCATAATACTCGTGTATGTGGGAGTTGTGCACGTGCAAGATGACCCGCGTCGGGTCGACCTCCTGGCGGCTCGCCCCCATGACCTGCTCGATGCTGTACAGATCGCCAAACTGATCTTGATTGAAGTAGAATGACGACTGCGGTTTACGGCGCAGCGACTTGATGCCCCAATACGCCTTGCCCTTATAGTCAAATGGTTGATAGCTCTTTTCGGTGACCGAGAACCCGTATTCAAGGGACGTCATGATCGCATTGAGCCCGCGCTGAAACGTGCCGGGCAGTCGGGCAACGGCTCGGCGCATCACGTCCTTGCGAAGGTCCATCTCGGCGTCGGTCAACTCGGCGGCAACGTCATCCTCAAACTCGAACTTCCAGCCGCGACCAGTGACCGCGTTGCGTCGAAAGAAGACCACGGCCTTGAGCTGCTCGTCAGACATCATCTTCGGGATGATTTGGTACCCGCGCCGGCCAATCATCTCGTCTGGGTTGTACTGCATGAACTGCCCGACGGAATAGAGCGCGGACAGCGACCACAGTACCTCGTCCGTAGGCGGCTGCGGGTCTTCTTTCTTTGCAAATCCGATCTCGAACTTACCAAGCCTCATACGCGGCCTCCAATTCTTCGCCCTCGATTATCGCGTCCATACCGCCCGACGGGAGTACAGGGACCTGCGTGGCGTAGACCATAACCGCGCTGTCGACGCGGTCCGGCGATTTGTTCGTGCGTTGTATCAATGAGCGCTTCGGTTCGAGGTCCTCGAGCCGCTCCTCGCCCTCGCGCGTGCGAATCCACGAGACCTGATCCATATACTCGTCCCATTCGGCCTCGTCCTCTGTAAAGTCCGGCGCGTATACGACGCGGCCGTCTCGATGCGCGTCTCGATAGGCGATGTGGCTTTGTACGCGACGGTTGCGCCACTGCTTCGGATCGTCGCTCGCGGCGCCGCCTTTATAGACGACGACCGGGTACTTGTGTTCGATCAACCAACCGGCCGCGCCGGACCCGGGACCGAGCGCGTCGACGACGATGTAATCGCGACCGCCTGCCTTGTCGCCGCCCCACGCGTCGAAGGTCTTGGCCAGGGCCTTACCCAACATGATCGGGGCCTTCGCCTCAGGGAACGAATGCTTGGTCTGTCGTAGGTAGTGGTCCGTTGTCTGATATAGGCGCGCTACGGTAATCACGTTGAAGTCATCGCCCCCGTCGGCCGCGTCCCCCGAGACCACGAGCGCAGGCACGGACCCGTCTTCTTTGAACTCACGTTCACGGGCGTCGGTGACCCAGTCCATTGCGATGAGCTGATTCTTTTCCGAATCGGCGAACTCGCCAAACGCGCGGACCTTCGTGACCGGGCTGTCCTTCCCATACTTGCGGATATACCGCTGCACCCAATCCTTTGGCGCCCGGTCGCTGTAGAAGACGTGCACGCCGGGGCGCTTACGGGCGCGGGAGATGACGTCGGCCGGCGCACTGCGAGGGATGATCTGCATGCGGAACACCAATTCTTTGACGCCCTTTTTGTTGTGCGACGAATAGAAGTCACCGCTCGCCCGCGTGCCGTTTCCGATCTTCACGACGACCGAACCGGGCGTGCTGAGCGTTCCCTCGATGGTCGGGATGAGCGGGTCGATACGCCGTGAGCTCGCCTCGTCGACGAGAAATAGCTGCGGATTGTCGTGATACCCCGCGAGCGACGTGTCTTCGGCCGCGGTCTCACAGATGAGGCCCCAGTCGGGATCGTTTGCGACTGACGTCTTGAGCGTATCGGCGTGCACTAGACTTCTGTACCAGTCGATCGCACCACGGAGCGCGAGCCGATACCGCGGCATAAACCGCGTTCGGAGTTGGTCCTGCTTCGGCGCCGTGACCACGGCCAGGCCGTAAAAGACAAAGTTCCACCAGTGCCCCGTGGCGGCAATGAACTGCGTCTTGCCCGTGCCGTGGCACGACACGATGGCGATATCATTAAGCCCGCGCTTATTAACACGGCGCCTGGCGGGCGGGCGGTGCACGTCGGCCACGGCCTCGATCGCAAAGAGCTGCCAGTCGTCGAGCGGAAAGCGAAGGACCTCGTCGAAGAACCACGCCGGCTCGTCAAAGGCCCGCGCACGGTACTCGGTCAATAGCTCGGCATAGTCTTGCACACGGGCGTTCATGCCAGGCCCCCGTTGACGGGCAGGTTTGTGAGCTTTCTCAGGATCACGGCGCGGCTCTTTTCGTCGAGGTCTCTCACGCGCTCACCATCGACATACACGCGCACGAGTCTGATCACCCGGTCCTTCGTGCGAGTGTATTCGACGAAGATGGGAGAGCAGCGACCAGCGGCGTCTCGGGAGTACAGTTGTTCGACCTGGCGGGGCACTAGTTCTTTCCCGCGCTCGCTTGCATCGCGGCGGCCAGTGTCGCCAGTGGGTTTTCGCCCTGTGGGTCCGTGAGCTCGACCGACTTCAAGTCGGGGAGTACTTTGTTCAACCGCTTTGCATTGAGGTCGATCGTCGCCTGGAGCGCGGCAATCTCTGCGCGGGCGGCTGCGACTTCTTCAGCGACGTATCGGCTGCGATTCTTGCGCAATGCGTCGGCGACTCGGGTCAGTTTCTTTTGTGCGTCTTCCCACTGCCGTAGGTACTCATCGGCCTGGAGTTTGGCGCGAAGTTCTTCAGCACGAATGAAGCGGTTCTTCGCCGCGCGTTCACGGACATCTCGATCGCGCTTTGCTGTTTTGCTCGCTGCCATGAGTGCCAACCACTTAGTCCGCCGACCCGTTGACGTAACTATAACGGCCGCCGGGCGGGCCGGCCACCCATTTGGGAGGGCGAATCGGCGCCGCCCGATGTTACGACAAAAATCTTTTTAAATTTCTGGCACTTAGCGTTTTATCGTAACATCGTAACTTTCTAAGTGCTTGTTTTCGTTCATTTGTTACGATGTTACGTTGTTATATTAAGTATATAAAGTAAAGGAAAGTAATAAAGGAAAAAATCTAGAAAGAATAGGGAGGCGTCGTAACACGTAACATCGTAACAGGCCGATTTTCGCCGATTTCCGTTAAAAAACAACAATTTAAAAATTATTTACGGCTGTTACGATTTTGGGTTATCGTAACATTTCGCGGCCCCGGACCGGGCGCCGCCGGCTCGGGTCCCGCTCCCCGCATCCCGGCCGGTCGGCGTGGCGCGTCCTCGGACCCTGGCCGATCCGAA